ATGTGCCCAGTATGATCTACGACAACAAAGCCAGCCAGAAAGGCGGCGGCCTGCATTTCCATTACAGACGCCTGGCCAAGCACCTGCGGGACCATTACCGCAAGCATGGCCTGGAGGGCGCCCTGTTCCTGATGGATTTTCACCACTTTTTCCCGGACGCGCCCCACGCGCTGCTGTATGAGCGGCACCGGGGCATGATCCTAAACCCGGACCTGCGGCAGTTGGCCGATCTGGTGGTGGCAGCTGTGCCGGGCGGCGTGGGTATGCCGCTGGGCGTGGAGCCAAGCCAGCAGGAAATGGTGGCGCTGCCGTCCTCCCTGGACAACCGGATCAAAGCCCAGCTTTCGATCCATGGCGCTGCCCATTACATGGACGACTATTACACCATTCTGCCGTCGAAGCAGGCGGCGGAGGTGACCGCGGCGGACGTGATCGGCCATGCGGAGGCCATGGGCCTGCAGGTCAACGCCGGAAAGTCAAAAGTGGTTCCGTTCTCCAGACCGTTCCGGTTCTGCAAAGCAAAGTTTCAGGTGACGGACACCGGCGCCGTGAAGATCCACGGCTGCCGGGACGGCATGAAGCGGGCACGGCGGAAACTGCGGCTTTTCCAGGCGCGTGTGGCCAGCGGTGAAATGACGGTGGAGCAGGTGGCCCAATGGCTGCAAACACCGATTTCCTACTATGAGAACTTCAACGATCACGGCAGGGTGCTGAAACTGCGGCGGCTATTTTATGCGATTTTCAAAACGGAGGTGTAAAACATGTTCAAGATCACAAAAGACGGGGCGACCGTGGCCATGACCGAGGCCCCCAACTACATCAAGCAGGCGGGAAACGGCTGTTTCGTGCTGTGCCCGGAGGCGGAGGCCACGGGGATCGCGCACAACGGCACCGTTTACCACCTCCTGGGGCGCCCTGACATGGCGGGGGCAGAAATCACGGTCATGCTGGAAGAAACGGACGCGGGAGCGGAGATCCAGGCGGCCAGCGTCAGCGCGACGGAAAACGCCAAACTATCCGGGCAACTGTCAGCGGCGGCCAGAATGTATGTGCAGGCGGCCACGGACGTGCCGGACGAAACGGCGCTGGAAATGCCGGATCTGTTCAAGACCTGGGCGGAGATTTTAGAAGCAGGAAAGACTGTCCCGAAAGATACGATTATAAACGACGGCGGAACCCTTTACCGTGTCGTGCCATCGGAGGGCGTTCTGCCCATGGAACACCAGCCGCCACACGGTGAGGGTATGCTGGCGGTGTACCGACCCATTGACAAAGCCCATACAGGCACACAGGAGGATCCGATCCCGTGGGTGTATGGAATGGACTGCACCGCCGACCTGTATTACTCCTATAACGGCGTCGTGTATCTGTGCAAAGCCGACATGAAACCGTGCGTATGGGCACCCGGAACCGCTGGCCTGTGGCAGTGGGAGGCGGTGACCTAAAGAATGGGAACTGCCTACATCGTAAGAAAAAGAGCGCGGTTTGTGAGTATCAACGGCCCCGTAAACCTCCGGTATGGTACGCCTGTGGACGCTGTGGACGGGTTTCTGGTACATAATGGCCGCCCATTGTGCGCGGTCACCAGCGAAAGCGCACACCGCTATTTTGCACGAAATGACGACGGAAACGGGAAAGCCCGCGGCGCCCTGATCGGCGCCATCACGGCCAAGCTGGAGCGGAAAGACGCCGGCCATCAAATGCGCTGGGATCTCCTGTGGAGCGACCCGGAGGCGCAGAAATTACGCCACCCGGATCATGCGGATTTCTGGCTGTGGGGCCATGCCTTTTTTGAGGCGGACATGGCAGACCTGGAACACGTCGCCGGGCTGATCGGTGCGAGGAGGTGACGCTGCCATGGATTATATGAAGCTGGTGGCGGACCTCTGCCAGATCATTGACCGCCAGAACGAAATCACCAAGGCCATGGTGGTGCAGCTGGGCCAGCGCGACGCCCTCCGGTATGAGGAGGAAATGGCGGCAGTTCGGCGGAACTACGATACCGCCATGGGGGAGGTGGATCCGTGCAAAAACTAATTGAAACGCTGTCCACCGTGAGCGTAGGCCAGGCGCTGACTGGCGGCGTCACCGTGGTGGCGCTGGTGTCCGTGTTTATCGAAATTACACCGGTGAAGATCAACCCGGTTTCCAAGTTCCTGGCCTGGCTGGGGCGGAAGATCAACAGCGAAGTGATCGCCAAGGTGGACAGGCTGGAAACCGAGGTGCAGGCCATGAGGAAAGCGGACGGAGAGCAGGAGGCCATAAACTGCCGTTACCGGATCCTACGGTTCGGGGACGAAGTAAAACACGGCACCCGGCACAGTCAGGAACATTTTGAGCAGATCCTGGCCGATATTGACGACTACGAAATCTATTGCAAGGATCACAAGGATTTCAAGAACAACAAAACCAAAGTGACCACGGAGCGGATCCTGGACGTTTACCGCAAGTGCGTGGAAACGGACGATTTTTTGTAATGGGAGGAAGCCGTGAAAATCTTTATTGTGGCCGCGGCGGCGTGGGCTGCCGGTGCCCTCCTGGGCTATTTCGTGGCCCGGCTGGCGTATAAGCACCTGCGGAAGCGTCTGCGGACGCTGCGGCAGGAACGGAAGCCGCCTAAAAAGAAAATGGGCACCATGGACAGGATCCTGGTTCTGGAAGCGGTTTTCCTGGTGGCGTACACGGTGGCCGATCTGGTGGTTTTCTGGCACACCGGATCAGAGCCTGCCACGCTGACCGGCTGCGTGTTCGGCGTGTGCGGCCTGGAAAACGGCGTCATGGGCTGGATCAAGACCAACAAGGACAAGGCGGCGGAGGCCGTCGGAACGAGCGGGAGCGGCACCCAGCCGCCCCCGGAGGAACCGCCCGCGGGCACCGGCGAACCACCGGACGCGGGCCTGTGAGGAGGTATAAACAAACATGACCGGAAACGAACTGCGCCGAAAGGTGGCGGACATTATCAACGCATGGAATGGAGCAACCAGAGGCAGCGCCAAGCACCTGGAGATCCTGAACATCTACAACAACCACAAGCCGCTGGCAAGAGGTTACCGCGTACAGGTGGGTGACGCCCATTGTGCCACCACGACCTCCGCGGCGTACATCAAGGCAGGGATCGCGGAGTACACCGGGACGGAGTGCGGCGTGGGAAAGTACGTCGAGATCGCCAAGAAAAAAGGGATCTGGACGGAGAACGACGCACACACCCCCAAGGTGGGCGACGCCTGCGTGTACGACTGGCAGGACGGGGCCAACTACGCCACCACCGACAACACCGGCGCACCGGATCACATTGGCATTGTCACCAAGGTGGGCGGCGGCACCTTTGTGGTCACAGAGGGAAACATGAACGGCGGCAAGGTGGGCAAGCGCACCATGAAAGTGAACGGGCGGTATATCCGCGGTTTCATTACCCCGGACTTTGACATGATCGCCCGGAAACTGGGCGGCACGTCCGGCGGGACGGCGGACAAGCCAACGAAACCGACGACCCAGGCGGCGGGTACATACACCGTAAAGAGCGGCGACACCCTTTCCCGTATCGCCGCAAAGTACGGCACCACCGTGGCCAAACTGGTGGAGATCAACGGCATTAAAAACCCGAACCTGATCCGCGTGGGCCAGGTCCTCCGCCTGCCCGGCGGAGCCGTCAAGTACACCGTTGTGGCCGGGGACACCCTTTCCCGTATCGCCGCGAAGTACGGCACCACCGCGGCCAAGCTGGCAGCAGACAACGGGATCAAAAATCCGAACCTGATCCATGTGGGCCAGGTTATCACCATCAACAAATAATTTTGCCGGAGGTGCTGGAATGGTTATTATCAAGGCGCTGGCCTGGGTGCTTTCCCTGGCCGCTGTGGTCACCTGGCTGGTGGCCCTGGTACGCTGGGACGGTTCGATCCCCTGTGATCGGAGCCAATGCGAAAGCTGCCCATTTCCGCGGTGCCACGAAAATGGCCAGGACAGCACCGGGCAGGAATGAGAGGTAAAAATGGAACAGACTATTATCCGCCTGGCCATTGGCCTGGTTCTCCTGGTGGCTGTCAACGTCGTGCTGGGCAGCCTGAACGCCCTTTTTGATGGGACTTTCGACCGTATCAAATGTCGGAACGGCGTCATTAAGGGGGTCATTATTGCCGCCTGTTTCGTCGCTTTCTATGTAGCGGGACGCCTGAACCCCGATATTGTGGCAATCGACATTGACGGCGAAACGGTCAACGTGGCAACAGCCGCCAACCTGGCCATGGTGACGGCCTATGTGCTGTATGCGAAAGACGTTTTTTCCAAGCTGTCCAAGCTGGTTTTGAGCAAAACGAGCGGGACGCCGGAGCAGACCGGCGGAACCACGCCGCCCGCATTGGAGGAACCGGCGGACGCGGCGGAGGCCACCGCAGCAGAATAAAAAAGGAACCCCGGCGCCGCCCTGGCGTCGGGGTTCTTCTGCGGGTCACCTGCTGGCAGGCATGGCCCGCATGACTGTTTTTCTGCTGTATTCATCGGTGAGGACTAACACCACACCGCGCCGCCCGTCAGCCAGCGGGACCGTGACCGCCTCCAGCGTAACCGCCGGGGAAACTTTCGCTTGCTTTTCCATTCTCATTTCCTCCCGTTGAATAGTTTACGGAACAGCCGTCGGAGCGGGACAAAAACCGCCACAAACACGGCCAGCAGGATCAAGTATTTCATGGTAAACCCTCCCTATTGACATTTTGATGGATTTCTTTTATATTTGGGGTGCGGAGGTTCGGGCCTCCGCACCCCTGGCCTTTACCAGTTCAGCAGTTTTTGAACCGCCAGAACGATAAGGCCGGAGATTGTGCCTGCCAGAATGTCAGCTGCTAACTGTTTTCTGGCCTGCGCCGTCGGTCTACGCCGACGGCGTTTTTTCTTTGCCATATCAACCACCCCCTTTCTGATTATTATTATATACTTGCGTAAGACAAAAAGCAAGACGGAATACTGCACAAATATACTTGCGTGAGTTTGTATATATTATATACTTGCGTAAGTTGAAATAATCTGATACAATACAGAAAAAGGAGGCGATCCCATGGAAAAGAAAACAGGGACGGCGGCGACCAAGGCAAAGAACAAGTATAACGCCGCGAATTATGAGCGTCTTTACCCGTTTGTGAAGAAAGGGAAAAAAGAGAGATACCAGAAAGCGGCGGAAGCTGCTGGGTTCAGCCTTAACGAGTTCATGGAAAAGGCTATGGACAGCCTGGCGGCGGAGATCCTGGGAGAATAAAAAGCATAAGCCCCCGACGCACACAGCGCCGGGGGCGTTTCGGCGTTTGCCCTCCAGAGTGTTCAATATTTTTCGGTGCTGATTATTAACACGGGTTCGTGGAAACCTATGTGTTAATATCAAGAAAACTGCTGAACATTACCACGCGCCTGGAGGGCTGCCCATGAAAGCGTATGATTTCCACGGGAAAAGAAATATATGCGGTGACCGGATCCGGGAGGCCCGCCTGCGGGCGAGGCTGTCACAGTCTGATCTCTGCCGGCGTCTGCAACTGGCTGGTGTCATTGTGGAGCGGGACGTGATAAGCAGGATCGAAAACGGCGGCAGGTTTGTGGCTGACTTTGAGGTGGTGGTGATCGCGGACGTTCTGGAGGTTTCCGTGGACTGGCTGCTGGGCAAAGAATAGGACGGCGTGGAGTGCTGTATGCACCGCGCCGTCCATATTTTTTTGAAAGTGAGGGCACGGGCATGAAAGGATATAAGCACCTGACGGAGTTTGACCGGAACAAGATCGCCAGAATGAGAAAAGAGGGCGCCACCATGCGCGAAATCGGCGCGGCCCTGCACGTCAGCGCCGCCACCGTCTGCCGCGAGA